CCGAAGGGCCCCCCCAGCGCTTGCGCTACAGGTAGAATCTGACGCCCGCCCTACAAACGTAGGGTGAACTGCAACTCCGGAAGGAGCTCCGTGCCTGAAGTCACCCAAACCAGGGATTCACCATGGAATCCCACGTCGTGGGTCCATGTCCCTGGATATCGGATTTTCTCTTCGAGATTTTCCGATATGACTGGGTGGCTCGACACACCAACTCAGACTACTACCAGTTTTAGAACTGGTAGTAAATGGGACGACTCAGATGATGATATCCCTGATTCTGCGAATCAAGCCGCTTTCAGAAAGTGGCTTCGCAAGAATGAAAGGAATCAGAACTGGTCCAATCCGTATGACACCGGTCATGAGTTCTATACTCGGACTCAGAAGATTCTCCTGTCTCACGACGGAGTTCCCTTCTTTCATCCTCAGTATGGAACGATCGGTGTGGGGCCTCTCGCCCCTGAGCTCTACGGATTATCAGATGGCCTATTTGTGAATCCGTCGGAACCCGATCAGGGTTTTTACGGACCAACCGCGATTAAGCGGGCTAGGCCAACGTCCCCCCACGAAAATCTCGCTGTCGCCTTAGCTGAGCTTAAGAGTGAAGGTATTCCAGCAATGGAACCTTCTCTCGTACAGCAACGCGCAGGCCTTGCTCGATCCGCGCAAGCGGCCGGGCAAGATTGGCTGGCACTACAGTTTGGGTGGAGACCCTTACTGAGTGACATCCGCAAGACAGGGGAATCTGTCTTCAAGGCTCGAAGCCTTTTGGAGCAGTTCCATCGAGATGCCGGAAAACCAATTCGGCGTCGTGTGGACTTCCCTCTCAACACCACAACGACTCACAAGTCGACACAAAGTGGTTACATGCTTCGCCCCTCTAATACAACGGAGTGGGATGGCGTGTTTGTTGATGGAAGTTATGGTCTGAGCGGTCGGGTTTCCATTTCAGACAAGACTACACAGTCTGTCTGGTTTTCAGGATCCTTCAGCTATGCCAGTTCCGTCTCTGACGGAATTATAGGCAAACTGAAAGGAATTGAACAGGATGTTAATCACCTGTTCGGTACTCGGGTTACCCCCGAGGTCCTATGGAACCTGACTCCTTGGAGCTGGCTGTCAGACTGGACCAATACGTTGGGGACTACAATTTCCAACGCATCGGCCCTACAGGATGACGGTCTCGTCTTGCGGTACGGATACCTTATGATGCATAGCATCAGGGATCGTACCGTGACCATCTCGGGCCCGCGCACTGTCTCGGGCCTGACTGGGCCTTACTCTTGCACACTTCGTACAGAGGTGAAGCGTAGAGTTAAGGCGTCGCCTTACGGATTCGGACTCAATCCTCAGAGTTTCTCTCTGAAGCAATGGTCCATCCTGGCTGCTTTGGGTCTCGCCCGAGGCATCCCCGGTAATCCTATCGCATGATGCTTTAGGAGTGCCGAAACTACTTGACATCCGTCAAGTAGTCATCCTCGGAGTTGTGAAATCCACACTCCGTCCAAACTGCAAGGACGATGCATGGCTTTCTCTGACCCCCAGTCGGTCACTGTCGGTGGCTCTGCTATTTCGCTTCCGCGAACTGGCAGTGGCAACGGTTCCGGTACGTTCACTTCGAACGACGGACTCGTGCGTATGACGATTGCTTCTTCCTACGGGAAGCGCACTCGTCGTACCATCCGACTCGAGCACTCGAAGGTGGCCCCGGATCCGCTGATCTCGTCGCAGAACATCAAGTACACGATGACTTCTTACATCGTGACTGACACTCCTGTGACGGGCTACACGGTTTCTGAGGCCAAGGCTGTTGTGGATGCCCTTGTGGCATACCTGGCAGCTTCGACGGGCGCTCGTGTCACCCAGCTTCTGGGTGGCGAGAACTGACAAAACCAACTACCTTACGGTAGCTGGCCGGGGGGCGGCTTTATCAGCGCCCCCCGGTCACGTCAGAGATTCGTCATGCTAGCGATTGCAACACCCCCAACATCTGCTGGAGGATGCAATGAAAAGCGTGACGTCGTTCCTGCAGGAGGTCCTCAATGATTTGGGGACCTGGTGTAGCACAAGCACCAGCCGTGATCTCAAAACGATCACGGCACGTGTCGAACACGAGGGGTACTCGTTCCTTACGATAACCCTGGCAGACTTCGGAAAGGACTTCCAAAAAAGTCTGGACCTTGGTCTCGTCGCTCCCAGCCATTTCGTAGGTTTTTCACGAAGTGGAGGTCTCCCCCGATTTCTCGGAGGTTTCCTGGAGCAGGTGTTCGACCGTCGTACGGGTAGGTTGCTCAATGATCCATCGATCACGTGTATCTGGGCAATCCGTCAGCTAACGCTGATGTTTGCCAAGATATCCCTGCCGTGCACAGATGCACGTCGGAAAGCCGCGATCGGAGGGTACGTTGAGTGTGAGAAGGATGTCAGGAAAGCTGACGCGTCGCTCTCGCTGGATAATCTCCAGCGTTATCGGCGCATCAGTGTTTTGCTTTGGGCTGATGTGTTTTCCCGGGTTGACCTTGAGGTCTATTCCGGAGACATCGTCCCATCGCACGGGCCCGGTGCCACGGCTGACCGCCTCCGCGGAAACGCGAAGTGGGAGCAGCGCGAGTGGACTGAGCGGCTTGAGTCAGTGTTCCCTTCTGGAGAACATCTGGTCCCAAGCTGGAGGCATTACAAAAGCCTCTCCGACCTGTCTATCCTCGAACCTGGCAGTGAAAGACCCGTCAGGGTCATCACTGTGCCTAAGACGCTCAAAACTCCCCGAATCATTGCAGTCGAGCCAACGTGCATGCAATACATGCAACAAGGCTTACTGGAGTCACTCGGGAGAAACCTCGAAGCAGATGACATCGCTTCAGGTCTTGTCGGATGGTCAAGTCAGGTGCCTAATCAGCACCTTGCTTGCTCGGGGTCTAGGGATGGTGAACTTGCCACCCTCGACCTCAAAGAAGCCAGCGACAGAGTCTCGAATCAGCATGTACGAGAGCTGTTACGTAATCACCCCTTCCTCAAAGAAGGTGTGGACGCAACCAGATCCCGGAAGGCTGATGTGCCTGGTCATGGCGTAATTCGCCTGGCCAAGTTCGCGTCTATGGGTTCAGCTCTCTGCTTTCCCTTCGAAGCCATGGTCTTTGCGACCATTATCTTCGTTGGGATTGAAAGAGATCTCAACCGGCCTGTCACTAGGAAGGATGTTCAGTCCTTCCTAGGTAAGGTGCGCGTGTATGGGGACGATATTATTGTCCCCGTGCGCCATGTGCATTCGGTGATGGAGGCACTATCAGATTTTGGTCTGGTAGTAAACTCCAGCAAGTCTTTCTGGACTGGCAAGTTCAGAGAGAGCTGCGGTAAGGACTACTACGATGGCGAGGATATTTCTATCACTCGCATGCGTAGTGAGTTCCCAACTCACCGAACAGAGTCTCGGGAGATTATCTCGACGGTTTCGTTCCGCAACCAGCTCTATAAGAGTGGCATGTGGAACTCGGCGAGGTATCTCGACGACTTGCTTACTCGGCTTAGGATTCCTATGCCGAGAGTCGACGAAGATACATCTCCCTTGTTGGGCCGACACTCCTTTCTGGGTTACGAAACTCAGAAAGTGCATAAGACTCTTCACTCCCCCCTTGTCAAGGGGATGAAGGCTTATGGTGTCATTCCAGATTCTAATCTGGATGACATTGGGGCCCTGCAAAAGGTTCTCTCTAAGCGCAGCGAATTGCCATTCGCTGACGAGAGACACCTTGAGCGTGCTGGACGTCCACGATCCGTCAACACCAAGATCGTGTGGGGGTCACCCTTCTAAGGGTGACTTGTCGCAGCGATGCGACCTGGGAGTCCAAGACTC